CGGTAAACACCGACTATTTAACAGAGGACGAAAGCGTTTGGCTTGAAGATTTGGCAACGTCTCCGAGCGTTTATATCGAGGAGAATAACGAACTGATAGCGGTCAACATTGACCCGCGAAGAATCCAAAGAAAGACGAGCCTAAACGATAAGTTAATGCAGTACACTTTCGAGTTGAACTACTCAATTAAAAACAGACGGCAACGTGGTTGAAGTTAGAATTGAAGGTTATCGGTTAGACGTTTTCGAGGGCTTCGACTTCTCGTTCAATTACGGGGTTGCGGACATTCGTAACCCGGAGAAGAGAAGCACGGAATACTCCCAGACAATCAAGTGCCCAGCAACAAAGTCAAACGACGAGTTGTTTGGACATATTTACGATGTTAACATAAGCAACAACTACGATGCTAACATTAGCAATATATCTGTCAATTTTAACCCTAATAAGAAAGCGGAGGCGCGAGTAATAGCTGACGGGGTGGAGGTTATGGCGGGAGTTGTCCAACTCCGCAAGATAGTCCAGAAGGGAGACGCCTACACTTACGAGGTGGTCTTCATTGGTAAACTCCTCAATATCTTCTCGGTACTTGGAGACAAGGAACTTAGCGGAGTGGATGAGAGTAATGTCAATTACTTAGACTTCTCAGAGTTTGACCACTATTACACGTATCAAAACCAAGTCGATAGTTGGAGCGCACCAGTCGGAGACGGTTACGTTTACCCGCTTATTGACTGGGGGGGTGGTGCAGAGTTTACAAATCAAGGGAATAGAATTTACGAGGTCGGAGATTTAAGACCCGCTTACTACGCTAAGACGATACTCAACAAGATTTTCGACTTTGCAGGGTTCAGCTATCAAAGTTCTTTCTTGGATTCTATTCTGTTCAATAGGTTGGTTATTCCAGTAACTAAGCCTTTGACAATCTCAGAGGACAACCTACAAGAGAAACTCTACAAAGTAGGGAAGAATGTTACTCAGAACGCTATTGTAAACGCAACAACACCACCGACTCAAGTAGTTGGAAACCGAGACTTTTTTGTTAATCCACAATCAACGGTTAGGGTTTGTTATGAGGACGAGAACAACCCGAACTTTGACAATGGACAATCGGCAACGGGTAACTATCTTGTCCCTTCTTCTCCTTTCGTTCCTACTTCTGAAAATTACGAGTGGTTAGTTGATAGCGAAGCAACTGGATTCTACGACCTAACGGCATCGGTTCAGCTTAGATGCACCGAGTGGGGTTCGATTGCAATACTCAGAGCGCAAACGGGCGAGTCGGGAAGAAATCAATTTTCGGGAAGGTTGCGGATTATGAGGAGCCGAAACAACACGCTCGAAGTAATGGGCGAAACGGACTGGGGCTTTACTCTTGGATTGACTTCGGGTTACACAACTCCTCCGTTCTTAGACCAAAACGTTGTCCAAAATACTTACGTTGTAACTGCTGAAAACGTACAAGCGTTAGAAGGCGACCAGTTCTTTGTTGACTTGATAGCTGACGAGGCTGGAATCGGTTACACGAATTACTTTAGGATATTCCACCCGGACGCTGGAGTTGTTCAGTCTCCTAACATTCCTTATTACTTAGACTTTGACATTCGAGACGGAGAGTTTTACAACGAATACCTGAACGAAGGAATTACCGAAGGCGAGTTTGTTGATATGACAGACAACTTGCCCGACATTGGAATGAGCGAGTTCTTGACTTCACTCTTCAAAATGTTTAATCTTTACGTTGAGGTTGACCCGAACAACGAGAAGAACCTACTGATTGAAACCCGCGACACGTTTTACTCGCAAGGCGGAACAAAGGACTGGACTTACAAACTGGCAAGGGACAAAGACATCACCCTTGAACCGTTGGGAGTTCTGACGGACCGGGAATACATTTACACCTACTCAGAAGACGGAGACTATTACAACGAGCGTTACCAATCAAACAGAGGACACGTTTATGGACGCTCAAAGGTTGAGGTTGATAACGACTTTGTGCAGAGTTCTAAAGAAGTGGAGGTTGTGTTTTCTCCTTCTCCGTTAGTGAATGACAACCCATCGAACCGAATCATTCCAGCAATTTGGGACGCTGATATTGAAGAAGGAGCAAAGCCAACAGACGCAAATATTCGGATTCTTTACTATGGCGGCTTAATACCAAGCGACCCGACTTGGGTGCATCGAAGAACGATAAACCTACAAGACACATTTAACTCGACCTATCCATACGCTGGGCATTGGGACGAGCCGATAACGCCAACGGTTGACATTAACTTCGGATTGCCTTACGAACTCTACTATCAAGCAAATAGTTACACGGGTACGGTTCAGGTAACGAACGCGAATCTCTTTAACATCTACCACCGAAACTATATCAACGAGGTAACGGATAAGGACTCGAAGGTTATGACTGGGCTTTTTTACTTAGAGCCGACCGACATTAACACGCTTGACTTTCGCGACCAGATTGTAATTGATAACGCTTACTGGAGGCTCAACAAGGTAATGAACTACAACCCTTTCAAGGAGGGATTAACGAAAGTGGAATTGATAAAAATCAAAGAACCCGTTACCTTCCAAGAGGCAAGCAAGAGCCTGAACGCAAGCGGTTACTTAGGACTGGAAAGACTGCCCAACCCATCGACTGAAATAAAGACCAACGGCAACAAGTACCCACCGTTTCAGGGAAAGGTTAGCGGAGCGGAGAACGTAGTCGGACAGAGCGTTACGGCTTTCAAGGTAGTTGGTAGCCGCAACACAATCGGAGAGGGTTCTAAAAACATTACAATCTTCGGAAACGACAATGAAGTTCAGGGCGGTCTATTCAACGTGCAACTGATAAACACGAACGGGGTTATTGTAACTGAGTCAAACGTTACTTATGTAAACGGCAAAGAACAAGACAACGTTGAAGTTTTGGAAGGCGGAGAGAATGAAGTCCGGGCGTTGAATGGAGGAACTAACATCTTCACGGTTGACGGAGGCGAGGACATAGTTCAGACACAATTTTCTGAAATAGCTATTTACTTAATAGAAGGCGGAGAAAACTAATGGCAACACAAGACTCACGGATTAAGATTAAACGGTCAACAGTAACGGCAACCGTTCCAACCGTACCAAGTAGCAACGACCATACGGACGGCACTTGGACGGCTACCGATATTTACAAAGGCGAGTTATTTTTTAATCAGGCGGACGGGGTTCTTTGGTCAAGAGATGACAACGGAGTTGTTTGTTTAGGCGGTTCGGCTTCTGTTGAGTTAACACCAGCACAAGTCAAGACTCTAAACTCGACACCTATTACCATAGTCGGAGCGGTTAGCGGTTACGCTATTGAGGTAATTTCTGCAAGTGTTAAGATTGACTTCAACACAACGGCATACGCAACCAATACGAGTTTGCATTTGCACATTGACGGAGCAGATGACAATGTTGGGCAAATAGGCAACAACATTCTTCTTGCAACCGTTGACCAAATTAGTTCAGCTTATGCACCTTCCAACCCTTCAAGCGGTCAAACTCAAGTATTGACCAATGCGGCTCTGCAAGTGAAAGCGGCAAACGGAGACCCAACAACTGGAGACTCGACCGTAACCGTTTACGTTAATTACAGATTGATACCAGCTTAATGGCGACCAAAGTAGCAATAGAAGTAGACGTTAAAACGGGCGAAGCCAACGACGACATTATTGCGTTAAGGGAAGAACTCGAAAAGGTTAAGCAGACTCAAAAGGAAATGAGCGACCAGTTCAAGGCTGGTTTCGAGGCGGCAGAAAAAGGAGCCAAAGGAGCGTCTAAGGGAATGACGGGCTTCGGTAACTCAATCGGAGGAGTTCTGAAGTCGTTGGGTCTTGTTGCTATTGCGGCAGAGGTCTTTATGTTCATTCGTGATTTACTTATGAAGAATCAAGCGGTTATGGACGCGTTCAACACCGCGACTATTGCGTTTGAGATAATTGTAAAAAAGCTATTCGACACGGTTTCAGGGTTGGTTACACCAATGAAGGAAGCCTTCGAGAACCCGCTTGAATCACTTAAAGCAATAGGCTCATTTATCAAAGAGCGGCTTGTTGTAATTATTGGAGGCTTCGTTAACCAGTTTATCGCTTTGGGCGATATTATGAAGGCGGCTTTCGAGTTAGACTGGGACGGAGTAACGAAAGGAGCGGAGAAGTTCGGAGAGGCGGTTGTTCAGACTTTCACGGCAACAACCAAACAAGAACGAGCCAGTCTTATTGAGTCGGTTACTGAGTTCGCAAATGAAACTATCAAAGCAACGAAAGCGGCAGTTGACCAAGCGGACGCACTCGTTAAACTTCGCAACGAGGTTAAACTACTGGAAGCCGACCAAAGGGCTTTAATTTTAGTACGACAAAAAGAAGCCGAAGAACAAAGGCAAATTCGAGACGATATTACCAAGACACTCGCTCAAAGAATTGAAGCCAACGAGAAACTCGGAAAGATACAAGCGAAGCAATTAGAGGAGGAAACCGCGATTGCAAACAAGCGAATTGAGTTAGCAGAAAGAGAACTTGCACTTGATAAAAATAACGTTGACCTACAAGTCGCACTTAAAGACGCAAGAACAGAACTCGCAGACGTTGAGGAACGAATAGCGGGGCAAAAGTCCGAGCAATTAACGAATCAAGTCGCGCTCGAAAAAGAACTCTTTGACCTACAAACAGAACTCGCAAAAGTAGGTAAGGAGCAACGGGAACTTGAGTTCCTTGAACTGGAGCAATATTATGCGGCTCTTGAAGAACAAGCCCGGTTAGCTGGAGACACGACAACCGACATTGAAGGGGCAAAACAAGAAGCACTCGCGAAACTCCGCAAGAAGTTCAGGGACGAAGATTTAAAGAATGAGAAGAAGCTACGGGACGACAAGATAAAACTTCAACAAGACTATCTTAGCGCGGCTGGTGGAGTTCTCGGAGCGATTGACCAACTTGTCGCGGCAAGTGGTCAGAACTCAAAGGAGGCGGTCGCATTACAGAAAACTCTTGCTATTGCTCAGATTGCTATTGATACGGCAAAGGCGATAGTCGGGGCGATTGCTCAGGCTCAGAGCGTACCTTATCCGGGCAACCTTGTCGCGATTGCTACGGGAGTCGCGGCAGTTGTCGCGGGTATTGCTTCGGCAGTTCAAACGCTTAACACGGCAGACGTTCCCGGAGGTTCAGCACCACCACCACAAGCACCGCAAACGGCAACCGCTCCAGCTATTCAACAAGCGACTGCGGGGACTACGGAACTCGGAGGAGTCGAACAAGCACAACTTGCACCGATACAAGCTTATGTCGTTGAGACAGAAGTAACGGGCAACCAAAACAACGTTAATCAAATAGAATCACAAGCAACATTCGGAGGATGAACAAGCTACCAGTAATATATTTAACAATAGATGACGACCACGAAACGGGTCTCGATGCAATCTCAATAGTTGACCACCCAGCAATCGAGCGGGAATTTTTGGCGTTCAATAAGCAACACAAATTTTCGTACAATGACGAGAAGCGAATAGTAAGCGGCTTTGCTATGTTGGCGGACTATCCTATTTACAGAAGGGACGAGGACGAACGCGAGTATTATGTAGTCTTTGACGCTGATTCTATTCGGAAAATAGCTTACAAGTTTATGAAGGAGGGCAAGACCTCAGCGACCAACTTAGACCACGAGACTCCAGTCGATGGCGTGTTTATGTTTGAGAGCTTCTTGATTGACGAAATGAAGCCAACGCCAAAGGGTTTCGACAAAGCACCAAACGGGTCTTGGTATGTCAGTTACAAGATTGACAACGACGAAGTTTGGGCGCAAGTAAAGGACGGCACGTTCAATGGTTTCAGCGTTGAGGGCGTGTTTTCAGAGGCTCGTAAAATGGACGTTGACAAAATGATAATTGAAGAAGTCGAGAAGGCTCTGCGTTCCTAAGTGGCACAATACAAACACTTTGCTATTTACTAAAAAATTACCTATGAACATCTCAGAATTAGTCGGGTCTAAACTTCCCGAAATCAAGAAACTGTTATTCAGCGAAACCGAAGAGAAATTCGAGGACGCTAAACTTGTGGACGGCACTATTGTACGTTACGAGGTTTTGGAAATTGGCGCGGCTTTGTCAGTTGTTGGCGAGGACGGAGAAATCGTTGCCGCTCCTGACGGGGAACACGAACTCGAAAGCGGAGTTGTTGTAAGAACTGAAGGCGGTCTTATTGTTGAGATTCTTGAGCCTGAAGCTGAACCAGTTGAAGAAGAAGCTGGAGACGAGGAGAAAGAGGAAGAGATGTCAGCAGACGAAACAACCGAAGAGACTGCTGAGGAAACTACCGAAGAAGTAGTTGCCGAGTTTGACGCTGAGGCGTTCAAATTGGACATTATGGACTCTGTAGCTACTTTGATACAAGCAGAGGTTGAGAAGTTCGCCAAGACTGAGAAGGTCGGAGAAATCGAGAAAGCGGTTGGTCTAATTACAGACATCGTTGAGAAGATGGCGGCAACACCGAAAGAAGAGCCAACGAAGAAGGTTGCTAACCCGTTCAATAAGGGAACAAACTATGTCGAAATCGCTGAGAAGATGAGAGCGGCAATTACAAAGAAATAACCAAAAAAACACTATACAAAAATGGGATTTTCACCATCACCACTAACGAGCGTACTTCAGGCTTATATTGAAGAGCAGAATTATCCACTAATCGCGAAGGCGTTAACATCTTCGCCAACTATGGCACTTGCTGAAAAGCAACTAAACGTAAAAGGCAAGAGTGCTATCAACTTAGCTGATATTGACGTAACCTTCCAAGACGGAAGCGGTTGCGCTTGGAACGAGGACGGAGACATTACTCTGACTCAGAGATTTATCGACCCAGCGAAATTGAAGTTGAACATGGAGTTCTGCCCGAAAGAATTGGAGGCTATCTACCTTAGAACTCAACTTCCAAGCGGAGCGCACCAAGAAGCTATTCCTTTCGAGGAGTTCTTTTCTGATTACTTAGTAAGCAAGATTGCGGCTGAGTTGGAAAAAATGATTTGGAAGTCTGTTGGTTCAACTCCGACTTCATCACTTCCTACTGGTTCGGGTAACTTCCAATTCTTTAACGGTTTCCGTGACGCGATTCTTGGAGGTTCTTACATCGATGCAAACACCGCTAACCACGGTTCGGGTACGCCATTGACTGCACTTAACGCCACAACGATGCTTGAGGCAGTTCAGAGAGTTTACGAAGCGGCTGCGGATGCAGTTGTTGAGAGCGATGACGCAGTTGTATTCGTATCTGCAACTAAATTCAGAAGCCTTGCCATTGGAATCCAAAACGGTCTTGGTTCTTTCGTAAGCGATGGAGGTCAGCTACAAGGTTACCAAACTGAAATGGGTGGTTTGTCAATGGTTATGCCGGGAACAAACTTGAGAATCCAAGCTACAAGCGGACTTAGCGGAACTGAGGATGTTTACCTTGCTCGTACTAGCAATATGTTCATTGGAATGGACTTGGAAGAAGATGCTTCACGCATCGAATCTTGGTACTCTCAAGATGACCGTAAATTCAAAATTGCGGTCGAAATGACAGTTGGCGCACAAGTGGCGTTCCCAGACCAAATATCGGTTATCAATATCTAATTTAACGGGGCGGCTTCGGTCGCCCCTTCACTCCAAAAAAAAAACAAAATGGCATACACTTCTTGTGCATTAACAACGGGTTTTGACCTTGACTGCCGCGACGCAGTTGGCGGAGTGAAGAGCGTTAGCTTTGCAAACCTTGACGACTATCTTGCGTTGACTCCAGTTGTAACGGCTGGAGCAATTACTTCGATAACAGCAACGGCTACTTTCTACAAATACGAGCAACTGAAGGAAACTTCTTCAATGACGGAAACGATTAACGGTTCTTCACAAAACGGAACGGTTTATTACACTCCTGAAGTTGTGGTTGTTCTTTCAAAGTTGGACGTTAACAAACGAAACGAAATTAAGCTACTTGCTCAACAGCGCCTTGTTGCAATCGTTGAGACGAATGACGGTTCTTATTGGATTGTTGGTTACGAAAACGGTCTTGAGTTAAACGCTGGAACTTCAGCGACTGGAACGGCTTTCGCTGACCTTTCAGGATTTTCGCTTACACTAAGCGGAATGGAAAGCGAACCAATGGTTTCAATTTCAGCTTCTGACGCGGCTTCGATTACGAATTAAAAAGCTATCTTTGCTCACTCTCTATTGAGAGTTCTTTTTCATAGTTCTGTTGGAGATGCCCTGACTTCGGTCGGGGCTTTTCTTTTTAATGTGGCACAAAAACAAACTTTTGCTATTTAAATAAAAAGCACAATGGCATCGACCGTAACACCAGCAACCGCAACGGTTCAAATAGTTGAATCTCTAACGCTCGGAGGAGTTGACAGAGGAGGAACGCATACGCGCACAATCGACAACGTGGCAGAGGCAGACCGTAGAGTTATGACAATCGACTCATCGGGCGAGACAGACGTTATTGAACTGAACACCAATAACGGGCAAGGTAAGTTTGTAAGGGCGTCAATTCGTTACATCCGAATCACGAACCTCGACAACACTAACCACATTCGCGTAAGGTTTAAAAATAGCGGAGCGGAGACGGCAGACGTTAAAGTTGATGCTGGAGCGACCTTTATGCTTTCGACTGGTTCAATGGACGCTAACACTTCTGCGAGTGCGTTTAGTGCTTACGTTGACATTGACGAGATAACGGCACAAGCTGACACGGCAGACGTGGACATCGAATACGTTGTTTTAGCGGTTTGATAAACATCGAACGAAATAGTGCTAACGAGATAGCCTTAACTCTCACCGAGAGAGGCACGGCTACCTATTACCTCTTCAAGTTCCAATCGGATAACACGGAGGCAGTAAAGTATTGCATTGCAACGGATTCAAGCGCATATCCCGAAAGGTTTAACAAGTTCACAATTACAGAACAGACAAGCCCTGACAACTTGAACGCGGAGGTCGAACTACCAACCGAAGGACAATGGCGATATTTTGTTTATGCTAACTCTTCAAGTTCAAACCTTGACCCGACTGGGTTGTTAGAATTAGAAAGCGGAATTGTGAAAGTAACGGGAACACAAACACCAGTTACCAGCTACTCAGGCGGTAACTCAACTTATGTAGTTTATGGGTCTTAAAGTATTGAACTTCGGAGCGCACAAAGTGCCGACCTTCAAGGAGGCAAGGGGAAAGGATTGGATTCTATTCGGAGATGAAGGGGAATACAAAAACCGTTACCCAGAGTACCTTCTGAACCTTTACAGAAGAAGCGCGAAAAACCACGCGATTATAAACTCCAAAAAGGATTATGTTGTCGGTCAGGGCTGGGCAATAGACAAGGAAGGACTCGACACGCTTGGACTTGCACGGCTTCAACAGTTCGTTGAGGAGCCTAACCAATACGAGTCTTTAAACGACATCTTGGAGAAGGTCGCACTCGATTACGAACTTTATAACGGCTTTGCTCTTGAGATTGTTTACAACCAGCTTAACGACAAGATTGCGGCTATTTATCACGCAGACTTTGCAAGGTATCGAAGCAACGAGGACGGTTCTTGTTATTACTATTCTGAAGATTGGGGAAAGCATAACCCAGTAGTTGAGAAGATTGACGCTTTTGACTGGAAGAACCCAAGCGGCAAACAGTTACTTTACGTTAAAGGTTACTCTCCTGACTGCAAGTACTACCCACTACCGACCTACTTAGGTTCAACGGGTTACATTGAACTCGATGTTGAGATTGCAAACTTCCATTTAAACGCGGTCAAGAACAACTTTGTCGGTGGCACTATTGTATCTTTTTACAATGGAGAACCAACGCAAGAGGAACAAGAGGAAATCGAGCGACAGATAAAGGACAAGTTCACGGGAACGGATAACGCTAACTCAATAGTGTTAAACTTCGCGGACTCAAGAGACAGAGGAGTAGAGATTCAGCAGTTAAACGGTAACGACTTCGACAAGCGTTTTGATATTCTAAACAAGACCGTACAACGTGAAATTTACGCGGGGCATCAAGTAACCGACCCGGCACTATTCGGAATCAAGGAGGACGGAATATTTACAAGCCGAAACCAGTTGGTAGACTCCTTTGAGTTGTTCCAAAACACCTATGTAAACAACCGTCAACAATTCATTGAGCGAGTGTTCAACGAGTTGGCGGCTTTGCAAGGCTTGAAAAACTGCCTATACATTCAAGACACCGAACCGATAAGCGTTCAATTCTCAGAGGCAACGGTTACTTCGGTAATGACAGAATCGGAAATACGTGAGAAAGTAGGGCTACAAGTTGTTCAAACTGAGGAGGATTCTACGGTTGACAGCAAGACCAAAGACGCTCAGGCTGCACTTAAAGGCTCTGTCGGTGGTGTTACTGGAATCATTACACTACTTCAAAACGTTAAAGAGGGACTTATCGCAGAAGCTTCGGCTATCTCAGTTCTTACCGAGTTGTACGGATTCACTCCTGAGACTGCAAGGGCTACGGTTACGGGCGAAGTTATACCTGAGAACGTGGCGGCAGAGATGCGCTCAGTATTTGAGAAGCAAGACGAGGACGCTATTCTAATTGAATACTTTAAGAACTGCGGCTCTACGGATTACGAGCCAGTAGGAAACGGCAAGGCGTTAAACTTTGAAAGTGAAACCTCCGCGAAACTACACGAGGAACTTAATCGAAAGTATTGGTTTGCTGAAGTAGACCCGATTGATACGGCTATTCTGAACGTATTAAAAGAGAACCCATCGACTCCGTTTATCGCAATCGCAGAGCAGTTACAACTTTCAATTGAGAGGGTTATGGCTGGACTTCAGGCATTGAACGAAGCGAACGCCATTAAGATAGCAATAGACGAAGTTCTCGACTCAACTCAAAGATTGGTTGAAGTAACCGAAGAAGGCGAACGACTACTTGAGGAAATACCACCAGTTGAGGAGGAGTTTGTAATTCGTTACTTCTATGCTTTGAGACCTGAAGCTGGAGGCAGACAAGACGGAAGCATTGAGTCTGACTTCCTTATTCCAACGAGTAGAAAGTTCTGCGAAGATATGCTTGAACTCCGAAAGGAAGGGAAAACTTGGAAACTAACCGAGATTCAGAATTTAGGCGTTAGTCAGAACCGTAACGTTTGGATGCGAGGCGGTGGCTTTTGGGGCAAGTCTTACCATTGCCGACACTACTGGGAGCAACAACTTATGAGAATTAAGAAGTAATGGCTAACGTTCTATTTATATCGGAGACTTTCTTGAAGGACAATACTCTTCTGCACGAGAATATTGACTTTAAATACTTGCGACCAGTTGTTCTAATGTGTCAGGACATTCACATTCAACACAAGATAGGGACGACTTTGTACGATGAACTAAAAACTCAAATTACAACGTCAAGCCTAACGACTGCAAACGAGACGCTTCTCGAAGATTACATTCAACCGTCTTTACTTTACTGGGTTCAAGCCGAAGCACCGACTGCGATTAGTTACAAGTTCTTAAACAAAGGACTACATCAACAAAGTTCTGAGAACAGTTCCAACGCTTCACTTGATGAGATTAACTTTATTTCAAAGCGTTACCGAGACAAAGCGGAATGGTACACGGAAAGACTTGTTTCTTTCTTGTTGGAAAACGAAACGGACTACCCGGCTTATGCGAACCCGAATAGTGGGCTTGATACTATCCAACCCGATACTCGAACTTACACGACTGGAATGTTTTTAGGCGGTCGCAAAAAGTATATTTCATTGGAGGACAAATATGAGCATAAACGCAAGTAGACGCAATCAAGCGAAGCTAAAGAAGTATGTTGACGCTAAACGAAATACTAACCCTAATCGAAAACCAAGCAACGGCTCATCTGCAAGTGAAGCAGTACGGACACGGGGACGTTTGGGAAATCAACCCTAAAGAACTTGACTATTTAGTTCTGTGGGCAATCGAAGAGAGCGTGGTACTTTCTGAGCGAACACTCACCTACAACATTCGACTTTTAGCAATGGACCGGGTTCTTCCGGGAGAAGAAAACGAGCAAGAAGTTATGAGCGACACAATTCAAGTATTGCTTGACTTTGTGGCTTACTTCAGGCAGTTACATACTACTGATTTAAACATTCAACCGAGCGTAACGCTTGAACCGTTTACCGAGCGATTCGATGACAAAGTAAGCGGGCATTCTTGCGTTCTTTCTATTACTCAACCTTACGATTATAACAAGTGCCAAATACCTAACTAATGACTGAATCACAAAAACTAATCGGCTCAAGAGGCTCTAAAGTTCTAA